TCGGAACGTCATCGATGCAAACGTCGATGGTAGGGCGTGAGGCTAGGAAGTTTGGATACATGAAAACGGCTGTGGCCGCCGTAGCGACCGCGGCAATGACAGAAAACGGATCAAACACGATTTCCTCCGTGGGTTGGTTGATGAATGTGTTGGGGAACACGCCTCAATCATCTCACGGGGGAGCCAGAGAGGTAACGAGAATGACAGGGTTTTGGACTTACATGTGCGTGCTCACGGTCGTTGTTGGCATAGTCGCAATCGCATGGATTTTTCGCGACTGGAGGGGCTAAGAGATGAACTTTGCGCAACTCTTCTTTTCGATCTTGGCCTTCGGCGTGCTCACGCTCGGAATCTTTTGGGCTTTTCAGGAGGCAGCTTATCGGGCACAGGTCTTGGGTGATTCGATTACGCCGCCATTTCTGCGAGGCATATCGGCAATGATTGCGGCCGTGTACGCGGCTTCCGTCGTTGTTTCATCGCTGTATTGGCTAAGGAGCGTGCTCGCATGACGGACGAAATCGAATGCCTTATAGGGATCGTCCTGCTTTTCGTCATGTACGTTGCATGGATTTTTGAGAGCGATGACTGGGACGAATGAGCAAAAGCATATTGACCACAGGAGGAAGTATGAGGTGGAACATCAAGGGCTTCGACCAGTACGAAGTCGACGAGGCAGGTCAAGTCTGGGCCAAGCCGCAAAAGCGCCGATTCGGCAACAGCTGTCGCCTGATCCCCGAAAAGCCACTCAAGCTCGAAAAGGCGGGCACGTGGCAAATGCGGAAGGCGGGGCTCCCGCAACGCCTGCGACCTGAAGAAATTGAACAACTCAAAATCGCCAAAGGAGAAACCGATGCAAATCACTCGTAGCACCCGCATGTCCGAAATCAAAGACGAGGATTTCGAGCCGATCGAGAAGGACGGAAAGCTCAATGCACCGAAAGTCGGAGAGCGATGCCTGTTTCTGCTCAGGGCGTGGCACGGGCGTCCGGTCAAGGGATTCAGGGTGTTCGGCTATCGGGAGGACGACGCGCTCATCTACGTACCTCTCTACAAGCAAAGCCTGTCGCTCCTGAACGTCAAGGGCTGGATCAGCGCAGGCGGTGAGCCGTTCTACAACGGACGCTTTGGAGGCGCGAAATGACCAGTCTCTTCACGCCTGACGAACTACCGCGCATGGCTAAAACGCTCAAGACGCTCGAGACGACCATCGACGCGATCGTCTGCGCAGATGAAAGCCAGCATGTGAGAAATCACTCATGGGATCGCTTGGACAACCGCAAGCGCGTCAAGCAGGCTCTTCGCGCCGCAAAGCACCAGGCAGATTCCATGCTGCGACTGATGGAACGCACCGACCTCGAGAGACTCGCACATGAATAGAAAAGTCTTCGCGCTCGGGCGCATGAAGTCCGGCCAGATGAACCGCACAGAGGCGGCTTATGCAACCACGCTAGAAGCCGCCAGAAACGCGCAGAAGATCGTCTGGTATGCCTTTGAAGGCGTCACTCTTAAGCTCGCAGATGGATGCCGCTACACGCCAGATTTCGCTGTTCTACGAGCTGACGGCGTCATGGAGATGCACGAGGTCAAAGGCTACTGGACCGACGATGCACGTGTGAAGGTCAAGGTAGCAGCCGAAAAGTTTCCGTTTGTCTTCAAAGCTGTCTACAAGCAAGCAAAGAAAGACGGCGGAGGTTGGAGGATTGAGGAGTTCTGATGATCACGAAAGAGCAAGAACAGCGACTTCGCAACTGGGCACGAGCAAACCGCGAATGCCCTCGAGCAAAGAAAGGAGCAACACTGGTTTTCTGCGAGTCGCTTCGGTACTACTACGATCGACAACCGGAAGAGGATGAGCAACTCCCAATCAAGCGATCCATTCCCGCGGCAAAAGGCATAGACTTGGCAGATGCCGATCTACTGGATGAGGCTTACCGAGACAAACGTCTAACCAATGTCTCCCGAAATCTCCTAAGGCTCTACTACTGCTGTTTCACTTCTCCAAGCGTGATCGAGCAGAAGCTATCGCTAGGACAGAAAACCTTCCTTATGCACAAGGAAAGAGCGGTGGCAAAGTTTTTCGAGATTGTCGATTCCCTTGAGGAAAACGTGCTAAAATAGCAAGGTATTGATAGAGCAGTTGGCTCTCGGTTTGACTCCGCAGCTCCCGAAATGGGAGCTTTGTCATGTCCGAAAGAAACGAACCCGCAAGCGAAAGCAAGCGTTTCAGAGCTGATGCTAGCTTGAGTTAAGATGTAATTGAGCCCGTGGTGAAGAACTGCGGGCTTTTTTCGTTTACAACACCGCGCACGCCTCTCAACGATGCGCAACCCGCGCGGTTTCCATTAGGTCAGTTTGCTCTAAGGCCTGGGTGGGAGAAATCCTCGCCCTCTCTAATTCCTTGGGTTACCTATGAAGAAAGCTATTGTGGCGGCCATTGCGGTCGCCTTTTTCGTTTCTACAGCAGCTGAAGCACGAGGTGGTCGTGGGTTCAGCGGCGGTCGATCTTTCTCCCGTCCTGCTCCCACGAAGAGCTATGCACCGAAGCGCACGACCGTTGTGAAGAAGAACACGACCGTCATCAACCAGACGGTGAATCAGACCTCTACCCCTAGTGGCGGCGGCTTCTGGTCGACCGTCATGGGGGCCGCCGCAGGCTCTATGGCAGGCAATGCCGTCTACGACGCAGTGACGAAGGATGACGAACCGAAGCAACCGGCACAGCCTCAGCAGCCACAGGTCATTTATGTTCCTGCCGGCTCTGACGGAAAGCCCGTTCAGCAGGCTCAATAAAACGAAAGCCGCAAGGGAGGCAACCCATGCGGCTTTCTTCATGTCCACCAACCGGAACTTGGTGAATTGATGAAAGATATTTTAACAGGTATCGGCGCGTATTTCGCGATGACCAAGGTTTTCAAAATGCTTACCGATCCCTTGAATCAAGTGCCGGGCGACTGGCTCGTCATTCGCTGCCTAATCGTCGCTTCTGCGGTGATGGGCTTCGGCATGTTTACAGCTTACGCTGTGAATTTCATGGTCAGTTACTGGCCGTTCTAACTCTCGAAAGGAGGTGCTATGGCATCAAAACCGAACGCCTCCAAGGGCGGAAGACCGTCAACCTATACGCCGGAGCTTGCGGAGAGAATCTGTGATTTGATTCGTGAAGGCAAGTCAGAGCGTCAGATTTGCAAGATGCCTGGCATGCCGGATGCGGTAACTCTTCGCAGATGGAAAGACAACAATCCTGAGTTTTGCACTCAGTCCGCGCGCGCGCGCGAAGCAAGCGCCGAGAAGTTCAACGACGAGCTACTGGAGCTTCAGGAGAACCTGAACAACGAGCTGACAACACGCCTGCTCAACGGGGAGGACTTCCCGCGAGGCGCGATTGAGGCGTACCGCGTGTTGATGCAGGAGAAGGCGCGACAAGTGTCTTGGCGTGACGATTCCCGCTTCGGCGATCGCAAGACCGTGAAGATTCAGAGCGACACGCCTGATCTTTCCACGATCGACATGGAAAAGCTCAAGGCGGCAAGAGAGTTGCTGTATGACGAGACTCCCGACGCTGATTGAACTCGATCAGGAGATCGCAAGGCGCAGCCTGTCTGAGTTCTGCAAGATGGCCTGGCACGTACTCGAGCCTGCAACCCCAATCAAATGGGGATGGGCGCTCGATGCGATGTGCGAACATCTCGAGGCCGTGCACAACGGTCAGATTAAGCGCCTTCTGATGAACGTTCCACCCGGCATGATGAAATCATTGCTTACGGGCGTTTTCTTCCCGGCATGGGAGTGGGGCGCAGGCGGACAGCCTTCAATGCGCTATCTGACGACCGCACATAAGGAAGACCTCGCAATCAGAGACAACCTCAAGTGCCGACGCCTGATCTCTTCTGACTGGTATCAGGAGCGATGGGGCGTTGAGCTATGCGGCGATCAGAACGCAAAGAAGAAGTTCGAGAACACGGCTACTGGCTTTCGTGAATCCATGGCCTTTCGAAGCCTTACGGGCTCTCGAGGCGATCGCATCATCATCGACGACCCGTTGTCCGTTGACGATGCGTTCTCTCAGGCCGCGCTTGATGCCGCACAACAGACCTTCCTCGAGGCTGTGCCGTCCCGCGTGAACAACGAGCAATCGGCGATCATCGTCATTATGCAGAGGCTCCACGAGCGCGATACGTCAGGCGTGATCCTCGCGAAGGAACTGGGCTATGACCACTTGATGTTGCCGATGCGCTTCGAGGAAAGTCGCAGGTGCAAGACCAGCATCGGCTTCACCGACCCTCGCCAGAAAGAAGGTGAGCTGCTCTTTCCCGAGCGCTTTACCGACGCTCAGGTGGATGAAATGGAGAAGGTCATGGGCGGCTATGCTGTCGCAGGTCAGTTCCAACAACGCCCGGTGCCTCGAGGCGGCGGGCTTTTCAAGAGTGACTGGGTGCAGTACTGGGACACTTTGCCCGAGCGCTTCGATGCGAGTGTGATCTCGTGGGACATGACTTTCAAAGACTCGAAAGCGTCCGACTTCGTTGTCGGGCAGGTTTGGGGCAGAAAGGGCAGCTCTTTCTATCTCATCGACCAATTCCGCGGTCAGTGGGACTTCGTTAAGACGCTCGAGCAGTTCGTCGCGGCGGCAAACAAGTACCCGCGCGTGACTCGCAAGCTCGTGGAAGACAAAGCGAACGGGTCGGCGATCATCGCGACGCTCAAGAAAAAAGTGTCGGGCATCATCCCGATCACGCCAAAAGAAAGCAAGGAGGCGCGCGCGTCGGCCGTAACGCCATTATGGGAGGCTAGGAACGTGTACTTGCCTCCACCTGAGCGGTTCCCGTGGGTCGAGCGCGATCTGGTGCCTGAGCTCCTCGCATTTCCGTCTGGCGCTCACGACGACCAATGCTTTGCGGCCGGGACTCTGATCGCCACGCCGTGGGGCGACCGCCCTATCGAAAGCCTTAAGGCCGGAGACCACGTCATCACCCCGATGGGGATTAAGCGAGTCTTGGCTGCCGGGATGACCGGCGAGGCCGAGACGATCACGAAGTACGGCATCACGGCGACAAAGGATCATCCTTTCCTAACAAGGAACGGGCGTTTTAAGGCTTTCTGTCAAGTTACGGAGAACGAATGCTTGGGGTTGACACTTCGCCAAATGGCCGAGGCGAGCATCCTAATCTCGTCCAGTTCGACGGCATCACGTATCGGCTTCTATCGAAAGGCCGGTATTACCTCAGCCAGTCAACCACGAACGAGGGGCGGAAAGGCGCGAAAGGCCTGCACGTCGCTATCTGGGAGAAATACTCTGGGCAAAAAGTCCCTCCCGGCTGGGAGGTTCACCATAAGGACGGCAACCCGTTTAACAACGAATTCAGCAACCTTGATTGTCTATCGCGCAGCGAACACAGTAAGACGATCAATCGCAAGACTGAAAGGGTTCGCCGAAACCTTGACCGGATCAGGCCTCTCGCGTCCGCTTGGCACAGAAGTGAGGCTGGACGCGCTTGGCACAGGGAGCACGCGAAGCAACCCAAGTCCAAGCAAGAATGCAACTGCCTCTGTTGCGGGAAGCCCTTCCTCGCAAAAAGAGCTGACGCCAAATATTGCTCTAGGAAATGCGAAGTCAAATACCGTTACGACAACGATGCGAGGCCAGAAGAACGGGCCTGCGTGGTCTGCGGAGCAAACTTCACGGCTCTCGTCGGCCCGTACCGGAAGAGAACTGCTGTCACGTGCAGTAGAAAGTGCCGGGGCATCTGGCGAGTTCGGAAGCAGGCAGCCAGTCTTCAATCTGATGATTGAGGACGCGCACTGCTTCTATGCTAACGGTCTTCTCGTTCACAACTGCGACGCGATGAGCCAGGCATTGACGGATCTAAATAAGCACAGCGGCTTGCATATCGATCCGACGAATCTAGCTTACTTACTGGGACGGTAGGCACAACTCATGCAACCTGAACTGACGTTACGCGCTTGGGGCGCTTTGATCATCTTGTATGCCATAGGCACGTCGGTGGCCATATTCGCAATTGCAAAGGCAGTTGAGGCCGTTGTCGACTTGGTCGGGCATGTGCGGTGGCAGGCCGCAAGGCGCCGCGTTTTCCGCCGATTCCTGAGCGAATGGCGCAAAGTGGAGATTAAGCATTGTGAGCAAGAAGAAAAGAAAGACGGCGAAAGCCCAAGCGCCTAACGGCAATCTCCTCGCGCAGGCAAAGCGCATCGCCGCGCTTGAGGAGATCGACCGCACGCTACGCACGCCGCCGCAAGCCACTCAGCTCTTCGAGACGGTCGAGAAGGTGAGGGAGCGTTTCGCCCCTCCGGTGACTCTCGGGGTGTCTGAAAAAGAGCGCCTAGCGCAAGATGAGGCACTTTCTGACGCGGGCTTTTATGGCGCAATTCATCGCAGCCTTCAACAGCACGGCTACGAGCTCGGGCAGTACCCAGTGACCTCTTTCGTAGGTTACGGCGCGCTTCAGCAGATTGCGCAGAACGGCATGATCCGTGCCTGCGTGCAGACCGTTGCGGATGATATTACCCGCGAGTGGATTACGATCACGGGCGATGACGCGGAGGCTGTTGAGGAGATTCAGACACTTCAAGAGAAGAAGTACCACCTACGCACGCTCTTTCATGAGGCCGCAACACTAACCGGATACATGGGCGGGGCTTTTATCTACGTCGACACCGGCACGGAAAATCCCGAGTTGCCCCTGCGCTACTCAAACGAAAGCGCAGAGCTACAGCCGGGTACGAAGCTCCGGTTTGTCGTGGTCGATCCTGTGAACGTATCGCCAGGCGACTACAACGCCATCGACCCGCTCAAGCCCGACTACCTCAAGCCCCGCTACTTCTGGGTGCTAGGAACGAAGGTGCATGAGTCGCGCTTGCTTAGGCTTTTTGACAATCCGCCGCCGACGCTTCTGCGACCGGCATACAACTTCCTCGGCATTCCGCAGGCTCAGATCCTCTGGGACTACGTGATGCACTGGAATCAGTGTCGGGTCTGTACGGCCGACTTGGTGCGCAAGGTCTCGCTTCTCGTTTTCCAGACGAGCACGGATGACATCTTCAACTCGCCTAACGGGGTGCAATTGTTCGACATCCGTATGAAGGCGCTTCAGCGCTATCGCGATAACAACGCCGTGTTCGTCTGCGACAAGGAAGGCGAAAGCGTGATGAACGTGCAAACGTCAATTGCGGGCTGTACGGACGTCGTGCGGCAGTCTCTGGAGATGGTAGCGTCTATCAACCGCACGCCTGCTGTGAAGCTCTTGGGAATCAGTCCTAGCGGCTTCAACGCAACGGGTGAAAGCGACATTCGTAACTACTACGATTACATTCGTTCCAAGCAAGAGCTGCGTCGCGAAGCAATTAACACTTGCTTAGAGGCAATTGAACTAGTCGAAATGGGGAGCATCAATTCGAATATCTCCTTCGACTTCAACGAATTGAGCAAGGAAGATGAAGCCAGCGCGGCCATGACCGCTCAGACGCGCGCAGGCGCTCTTGCAACGCTTGCACAAGTTCAGGCAATCAGCGCAGAGGAAATGCGCGAAGCGGTCAAGAATGAGCCGGCGATGCACTTGGGCTTTTTGAGTGACGAGGTGCCCGAAGGGGAGCCCGAGGATATCGAGGGCTTGCTTGGCGCGCTTCAGCAGGCTACGACCGCAGTGGCAGAGCCTGCTCCAGCATCGAACCCGCCCGACGAATCGCGGCAACTGCTTCAGTCCCTAGGTGGCTTGAATGGCTAAACGCATCAAGACGATCCCCGCGATCGAGCCGAATGCCGGGCTCAAGGCGGCCTTGCAAAAGCGGCTGATTGCTCTCATTGAGAAACAGACGCGCGAGGCAACGGCCGAGCTCCTGCGCAACCTGATCGATTCGGGCTGCTTCACACAGCCTGTCGAGACGGTTGCACAGGACGCCGCACTGTGGGAACGCAAAGAGAAAAAGATCATAGATGAGGCGATACGCGCTTTCAAAGCGTCTAATCCCGCCGATGCCGCTCGAAAGCTTGACCTGAGTCTCGCCGAGAAGATGGCGCGGTGGATGATTCACACGGGAGAAAGCGCAAAGCTCGTCTCGGGATGGTTTGTCCGCGCAATGGCGCAAAACGTGACAGCGAGCCAGCGGCGTGCGCTGATACGCGCGGGCATCACTCCTACTCTGCTCAAAGAAAAGTGGACGATCCCTATCGTCAAGAATCGATACATGGCGCCGAGCACAGCAAAAGCGTTGCCAGGGCTTGTGGACGGCATGACGGGGCTCATCACAAAAATGCAGGCGGATGACCTCGCCAGAGTGCGAGAGACGATTACCCGCGGCCTCTATGAGGGGCAGAGTCTGGGAGAGATCGAAAGCGTGCTGAAAGCCTCCCGGGGCTTTACAGAGGCCCGTGCCAAGCGAGTTGCGCTTGATCAGTCGATCAAGGTCAGTCAGGGCATCCAACGCGGCAACGCCGAGGCATTGGGCATCAAGCACGCGGTATGGGTTCACGTCCCGGGGCGGTATTCATCACGCGAGACACATGTCGCAATGGACGGCAAACGCTTCGACCTTTCTGAGGGGCTTTACGACCCGGCTGTAGGCCAGAACGTAACGCCCGGGGTGTTGCAGTTTTGCCGATGCATTTTCCGTCTAGATATATCGGACATATTGAAATGAACAACGACCGCTATTTACTTGCTCTAGATGCCGAGAGCGTGAGGAGGTATGACAAGAACGGGAACCTCCATGTCGCCGTCTCGCACTTGACCAAAGCGCAGGTGCGACCGTACTACGGGCATGAGGTGCCTGACTGGGAGCGTCTGAGGCTCGATCCGCAGAAGATCTATCGCGGATACTGCCCGCCAGAGGAACTGAGCAAGCCCGAGACGATCGAAAGCACGAACGGCATCCCGATTCAGCTCAACCATCATCCAGACTACGCAGACACGCCGCAAATCAAAACGCGCGTCGGCTCCACTGGGACAGACGGCGCATTTAGAGCGCCGTACCTAGACAACTCGCTGCACTTCACTGTTGAGGATGCAATCAAGCGCATCGTCGATGGGTCGATGCGTGAGTTGTCTCTTTCGTACAGATATACCCCTGACTTCACCCCCGGCAAGACGCCGGACGGCGAAGACTATGACTTCGTTATGCGTGACATTACCGCCAACCATGTTGCGCTGGTGGAGCAGGGCCGCGCGGGGCGCGATGTGTTGGTGCAAGACAGTCACTTAAGAGAGGCTCAACCTATGGACGTGACGGAAAAGAACGCGGCTCCCGTAGCCGCAGCTGACGGCGATCCTGCCGTCGAGAAGAAGGAGGTGGCACTTGCTGACGCAATCGCCGCTGCCGCCAATGGAATCAAAGACCTGCATGAGCAGGACGAGGAGGGAAATGTGGTCGACAAGCCCGCTGAAGAGGCGCAAGCCGCTGACGAGGACAAGGACGCAGCCATCAAGCGAATCATCGCCGAAATGGTTTCCAAGGGCATGAAACCCGAGGATGCCGAAGGCTTTGCCGACGCGCTCAAGGGGCTCGCCTATACCGAAGCCGAAGACGATGAGATCGAGCTCGGGGAAGACGACGGCGAAGGGGGCGAAAAGCCCGCCGAAGATAACGACGAATGCGCTCAGCTCATTCAGGACGGTCTGAAGGCCTGCGGCTACGACGAGGAGCCTGAAGAGTTCCAGAAGGCGTTTGCCGAGGGTGTGCGGTATGGCGAACGAAAGGACAAGACCGAGCCTGAAAAGCTCGATCGCGAGCATGAATCCGAGGGCGAAGAACGCGCACTGGGGCAGGACGCCGCGCTTAAGCGCGTCGAACGCCGCATCGCTCGACGCTTTACGGCAATGGATGAGTGCGCTCAGACGCTCGGCCGTGTCCGCTTCAATGCCTACGACTCTGCCGAAGGCGTCTATTTGGCCGCGCTGGAGCAGGAGGGTGTGAGCATCAAGGGCGTTCGTCCCGAAGCCGCCCGCACCGCTTATCTCGCCTTCATGGCCGGCAAGAAGGTCTCTGCCAAGCGCTCGCTCGCTCAGGACGCCCAGCTCAAGACGGGCAAGGCCGACTCCATTCTCTCCACTAAGCTTTCTCAAATCAAGAAGGGGTATTAATCATGGGTTTTCAGGCAGTTGTTAAGACTGATCCTGCCGTCGGCATTGCCGGTCAGGAAGTGAATCCGAAGCAGGCCGTTTACACGGCTTTCAACTACGTCTCCGACGGCACCGTTCAGGCAGGTACTTTCTGCTTTGCTACGGCGCTCAAGGGCAACGTTACGGGTGAAACGAACGTGGTCTCCCTCAAGGGCACGTCCGGTGCCAAGCCCGTCGGTTTTGTCGAACGTGACGTCATCGCTACGATTCCGACGCTCACTGCTGACGCATCGCAGGTCTATCCGCAGGGCGTCTGCCCGCCGATCGCCATTCGCGGCCAGTTCTATGCTGTCGCCACGGGCACGGTTACCGAAGGCCAGTCCGTCCTTTGCGATCCGGCTACGGGTGCCATCACGTATGGTGCCGCCGGCACTACGAACGACACGGGGTGGCGAGTGGTTTTCCCCCGCGGCGTCAAGAGTGTCGCCAAGGATGATGTCGTGATTTATCAGAACTTTGGCGTGACGGTTGCGACTGGCGCAATGGCCGCCGCTCTCGCTGACTTTGCTAAGGTTGACGAGGCCTCCGCAGGCTAAGGAGGTTTGGGCTTATGGCTTACTCTCCTACGTCGTGGAAACGCGGCGACATCATCACTGCCGAGAAGCTAAACAAGGTCGAGACAGGACTGCAGGCCGTTGCCAGCGTTGACATTCAGTCTGCGCAGGCAACGACGCTTGCCGCCGGGGCTCCTGCAACTGCTGTCATCGAGGGTGGCGTTCTGAAGCTCGGCATCCCTCGCGGCCAGACGGGCGCGCAGGGTGCCGCCGGTGCTCAGGGTGCCAAGGGCGATAAGGGCGACACTGGTGCACAGGGCGCTAAGGGTGAAACGGGCGCTACGCCTACGATTACCGCCACGGCCACTGTTGACGCCACCGTCGGCACGCCCAAGGTCACGGTAAGCAAGGGCGGCACGACGACCGCGCCGACGTTTACCTTTGCCTTCACGGGGCTCAAAGGCGCAACGGGTGCTCAGGGTGTCGCGGGTGCGACTGGGGCTAAAGGCGAACGAGGCGCGGCTGGGGCGGCGGGCAAGAATGGCTCTTGCTTCCGTGTCTCAGCAACCGCTCTCGCTGATAGCCAGACGGGCATTGCCGCAACGGCGCTCACGCCTACCAACGCGCAACTTCCCTACGCCGTCGGCGACATCGTGCTGGACGCAACGACGAAAAAGCTTTACGCGATCACGGCGGCGAGTGGTGGAACGTGCTCTATCGGCACCGCGCTTGCAACGCTTCCCTAAACAAATATTTGGAGGAGTGGCCTTTGTGATGAGCAAAGGCCATGAAAATTCATATGGATCAAAACTTTCTGAATGCCAAGGCGCGCGGCATCGAGGCTCCGTACGCCGTCGGCTTTATGCCGTTCGATGAAAAGGACGGTCGCATCGTTCTCAAGAACATCAACCGCGACCAGCTCGCACAGGATGCCGCGCTTTCCACGCAGCCGAATGTCGGCGCGCCCGCGGCCCTCTACACGTACGTCGACCCGCGCATCATTGATGTGCTCTTCGGTGTCACGAATGCCACGAAGTTCTTTGACAAGACGCTCGTTGGCTCCTTTACGCAGGACTACGCGACCTTCAGCGTGGAAGAGGTGGCAGGTCAGGTCTCGCCGTACAACGACTTCGCGAACGGCACGAGCACTGACGTCAACTACAACTTCCCGGTTCGTCAGAACTTCCGTTATCAGACGACGATTAAGTACGGCGATCTCGAAACTGCGAAGCTCGCCGAGGCCAATGTCAACCTCCCTGCTCGCAAGCAGAACGCGGCCGCTCAGATCATTGCCCGAGCTGAAAACAAGTTCCAGCTCTACGGCGTTGCGGGCATGGAAATCTACGGCATGCTCAATGATCCGAACATCCCGGAATCGATTTCTCCGGTGTCGGTCAATAGCAAGTCTACGTGGGCTGAAAAGATCGCAGCCGACCCGAACAACGCGGCCACGCTCGTTTTCAATGACGTGAACAAGCTGTGGCAGGAACTGACCGCTAACAATGGCGGTCATCTTGACGTGAACGCCCCGATTGTTCTGGGCATCTCCAACAAGATGATTGGCTACCTGACTCAGCCGAACCAGTTTGGCAAGACGGCTAAGGTCATGCTGCAGGAAAACTATCCGAACATCGAAATCGTTCAGCTTCCCGAGCTCTCTACGGCATCCGGTGAAATGCTTTACATGACGGTCAAGGAAGTGTATGGCGACGAGACGGGCTTCTCCGCCTTCTCCCGCGCCTTCGGCCTCGGTCGCCTGATCGCGCACGAATCCAGCTTCACGCAGAAGGCCACGGCCGGCACGTGGGGTTGCGTGATTCGTAGGCCAAGTTTGGTCTGTACCATGACCGGTGTATAAAACCACTATGGCCGGTAACTAAGGTAAAATTACATAGTATTGGATTCTTGGAGAAATCAATGCCTCATGGAGTTTTTACCGATCTTACCGGCCAGCGGTTTGGACGCCTTACCGTCATAGGGTTGGAGAGTAAAGGAAGTGGGCGTGCCAGATGGAGATGCCTGTGCGATTGTGGAAATCAATGCGTCTGCAGAACGGATGCTTTCAAAACGCAGCGTTCTTGTGGATGCATAAGGCAGGAAAAGAATATCAAACGTTTTTTCCGGCATGGGGATTCGTTTAATCCTCTGTATAAGGTTCACACAAGGCTAAAACAAGCAACATCCAACCCGAACTATTGGAACTATTCGAATTACGGTGGCAAGGGTGTAAAACTCGCGGAAGAGTGGAAAGATTGGAGAACATTCAAAAGTTGGGCTATAGAGCACGGATACCAAAAGGGTATGCATCTTCATAGGAAAGATTTCAATGGTGATTACGCCCCTGATAATTGTGTCTGGCTCACCGTTCATGAACACCAGAAAATTCATGGACGGAAAGCGACAAAAATCATCGAACAGCTAGATGATGACGGGAATGTTGTTGCTCGCTTTAATGGATACCATGAAATAACCGAAAAGTTGGGAATCAATACAGGAAGCGTCCGTCGATCTATGCGCGAAGGATATCGTTGCAACGGTTATAGATGGCGTCTCGCAACTGCATAATATAAGGAATACAAAAGAGCCGCAATCGCGGCTTTTTTCTTGTCTAGCGGGGCAGGCTTCGTTCTGCCCGATTAAAGGATTGAAAAATGGCTCGCACTACTCGTACTCGTAAGGCTTCTGCTCTCGGCACCACGGGCATCATTGCCGACACCGTTGAGCAGGAAGCAAAGAAGGTTTCTGACATCGCAGGCGATGAGATCATTTACATTGCCTGCGGCATGCCCCTCGGGCTCAAGTTTGATGACGTTGACAATGGCAATGGTGGCACGAAAACCGTTGTTTTCCCGGGGGTTAATCACGCGCTAAGGGGGCAGGCCAAGGGCGTTCTCCTCGGCGCAGGGAATGCCGTCCTGGTGGGCGTAGCACGCCGAGACTGGGAGGACATCAAGCGCAAACATGGTGGCGAGCGCGCCTTCACCGCCATGCCCCCGCTCCTCTGGGAGATGAGGAGCGAGAAGGAATTCAAGGCACGCCGCGATGAGATTGCCGAGATGCGCACGGGCGTCGAGCCTGTCGATCCGGCTTCGGTCGGCGTTGAGAAGGTAAAAGACATCGAGGCCTAAAAATGAACGTAGCGCTTGATATTGAAGAATTCCGCTCATGGTTCCCAGGGCTGACAGAGACCGTCATCAATGATGTGCTCTTGGGTGTGCTGTGGGATCAGGTGGGGGCGATCGTCGGCACGACTGACGCAGATAGCTTTGCCCCGTTCGATCCTGATACGACGCCCCCAGTGCTCGAGCGTAAAGTGCTTCTCTATTACGCGCTGTGTCATATGGCCACGCTCTCTACGCGCGGCGATCAGCCCGGTCGCGTGGCCAGTGCATCAGAAGGCTCGGTGTCGTCATCCTTCGATCTCATCAAGAGCAACTCGCAGTCCGCGCAGTGGTGGAATCAGACGCCCTGTGGGTCTACGTATTGGATGATGACGGGCAAATACCGTCTCGGAGGACGCCTGTACGTCTCTGACAACTATCACCCGTGGGGGTAATGATGGGCATCAAGATTGACGCAGGCAAGGTGACGCAAAGGCTTGAGGGCCTTGCCAAGCAGTACGGGAATCGCGCCGCGAAAGTGGTCGAGGTAGGGGTGACTGACGCAAGCATTGCCGAATACGCGCAGTACGTTGAGTTCGGCTGGGCTCAGCGCGTCACGCCCAAGCAATCGCTTTTCCTGAGTGGTGCCATTGGACGCTCGGTGCCCCTAAGTGATCGGGGGCACCCGGACTTCAGCAAGGCGGCCATCAAGCCGGGGACGGTATTAGTAAACCCGCCCCGACCGTTCCTGCGAGGGACGCTCGTTGCCGAGCAAGAAAAATGGAAGGGCGTGCTGAAGAAGGCGCTACGGGGGTTGCAAGACCCCGCGTCTGCTCTGACTGTACTAGGCACTGTCGCCGCACAAGACGTGCAGGCAACCATTGCAAGTGGCGGGACGACAAAGGAACAGTTCCAAGAGCGCGCGCCGCTCACGATGGAGCTTTACGCCGCGCAGTCTGCAGGGCGTAAGACTGGGGGAAAAAACCACTCGTCGAAAGCCAGCTCTGCCACGACGCAGCCGATGGTTTTGTCGGGGGCGTTGCTTCACTCAATCGCCTTTGAGGTCAAGTGAACATGAGCTTCACGGTTGAGAATCAGGGAGTTGTATGGGGCTGAATTTACATGCAGTGGTACGCGGATCGATCAATGCGATCCACCCGGATGAGGAAGTTCAGCTACTTCACTCAACGGGCTCAGTGCCTGATGAAAATGGCTTTGCCGCGCCGCAGTACGAGCGCACTATGGGCGTTATGGCGCAGGTGCAGAGCGAGGGCGATGCGGCGCTGTTTCATGCCGACATGGCGGGGGCTAATTCGATCGTGCGTAAGTTCTACCTATTCGCCCCGAAGGACTTTGCAAAACAGACCGCAGGCATCTTTCGTCCGCTCTCCCGCGCAGGGGATTACATCCTGCGCAAGGACGGGACTGTATGGGCTGTAGATGCGGTTCTAGAAAACTTTTCAGGCGTCAACTGGTTGAGTGTGCGCGCTACGCTTCAGCTAAGCCCGCCGCAGGGGATTGTATGGTTGTGATGCAAAGCCCTCCTACGCGCTCTACGATCGTCTCCGATGAGACGGTCTACAAGGCCGTCAAAGACTTCGAGTTGCTGATGATGTCCGGCCTTGAGGCTACGCACGTCATCGCGGGAAATCAAAACAACCTTTCTCTGCCGGACTCGCGCGATTACGTCGTTAATACGATCATCGCGCACCGTGAGATCGGGACGCCCGTCGAGGCCTATGAGTGGGACACGGCGACTCAGAAAATGGACGCCGTGGTCTCTAGATTGGTCGAGATGAGCGTTCAAGTCGACGTCTATAGCGATCATCCTGAAACTGCCCGTATGCGCGCAGAATCGGTCGCGACGGTGGCCAGAACGGTGTCAGGCTGCGACTTCTTTCAGAAGTACGGCCTATCCAGTCTCTACGCTGATGACGTTCGCAATACAACCGTGGTGGTAGATGAAAATCAGTTCGTTCAGCGATGGACGACGACGCTCCACATCACCTACACGCACGTCGTCAGGCTTGATGTTGAAAGCACTGATGCCGTGCATGTCGGCGTGCATAACGTCGATGTGCGATTCCCGCCGCGCTGATGTGCATTGTCTTAATTAACTTACCCAAGGAGCGCCCCGCAGAGGCGCTTTTTTATTGGAGGATATCCATATGTCTTTGCCTGCATCCCGCATCGTTGCGGTCTCTCCGCGCGTAATCAGCGGCGGCGGTAGCGATCTTGAAACCAATGGGCTCCTGCTCACGAAGAACACGGTTCTACCCGCCGGTACGCCTGCGGTAGCCTTTTCGTCGACGTCGGATGTGTCTGCCATGTTCGGAGCCGAGGCCGAAGAGACGGCTTTTGCTCAGCAGTACTTCGGCGGCGTGCAGAACCAGCAGAGCGCGCCGAAGTCTCTTGTGATCGCACGTCGTGTTACCGAGGCTGACGGCGCCTGGATTCGTGGCGGCGAGCTTTCCGTTACGCTCGAAGCCCTGAAGAAAATCACTGACGGCTCTTTCAAGATTAGCGTCGGCGGTCAGGAAAAGAAGGCCGCTTCGATCGATCTCTCCTCTGCTACTTCGCTCTCTGATGCCGCGACGAAGATTGCTACGGCGATCTCAGGCGTCAAGGGCACGTACGACAGCAATCTCAACGCCTTCACGTTTACGACGGACACGAAGGGCAAGGCTGCAACGATTGGCTACGCCTCTAAGTCCGACAGCGGTACCGACCTCAGCGAAATGCTCGGCCTGACGCAGGTCGCAGGCGCTGTCGTCTCTCAGGGCGTTGATGCCATGACCGAGGCGGCCAACATGGAAGCCGTCTGCGCCGTCACGCGAAACTGGGTGGGCTTTACGACGCTCTGGGAGGCCGAGCTTGAAGAAATCGAAGCTCTTGCCGCGTGGGCGGACATCTACGACGACTTCGTTTATTTCCCGTGGTCTAGCGACAAGAACCTCGAAAGCACGTTGACGGCTTCGAATGGCGCGCTTGCAAAGATTGTTGATAAGTACGACGTCGTAGCCCCGATCTACTTCCCGACGTGGGGGCTTTCTGCAATGGCTATGGCCTGCGGTGCTTCTATCGCTTGGAACCGCACGCAGGGCATGAAGACTTGGTTTGCCAAGTACGCCTCCGGCCTTTCCCCGAACGTTCTCGAGGAATCCGTTGCGAACGCGCTTGAGGGCAACCGCATCAACTTCATCGGCCAGTACGCTACGCGAAATGATCAGTTCCAGTTCTTCAACCGAGGGACGCTCTCTAGCGACTTCTATGGCTTCGTTGACGTGCTCTATGGCTCGATCTACCTGCGCTCCGCGATCCAGACGAGTTGCATGTCGGGCTTCAAGAACGTCAACCGAGTGCCGTACAACGCCGCAGGCGAGGCACTGATTCGCGCGTGGTGCCAGGATCCGATCAACCGTTGCATCAACAACGGCGTGATTGACGCCGGTCTCGCGCTCAATGAATCGCAGAAGTCGCAGATCATGCAGGAGACGGGCGACGATGGCGAGGACGTGATTCAGGCGATCACCTCCAAGGGCTATTGGCTAGGCATCACCCTGCCCGATGCCGCAGGTCGTGCGAACCGCGAAGCGCCTTCCGTGACAATCTTCTACGCGTATGCAGGAAGCGTTCAGGCTCTTTCCGCAGAAGTGATTGTAGTTATCTAGTGAACATCATCAGCCCTGACGGTTTGGCCGTTGGGGCTTCTTTTTAGGGGCATAAAATGGCCAGTTCCAACTTTGACGTAACGTCTGCAAATGCTCAGCTCGTTCTGACTGTGGACGAGCTCTACCCGTCGGGCATTCAGCTTCAGCAGTTTAGCGCCGACGGTATTTTCTCCAGTGACTCGATCGAGATGGCGGAAACGCGCCGATCGGTCGACGGATACATGGTGGCAGGCGTGATCAAGAACATTTCGTCTGTGACGCTCACGCTTGAAGCTTCCTCGCCGTCCGCCTCTGCACTTGAGTATGTGCGCGACTGCATGGAGGCGAACAACAAGCCGTACGAATGTACTCTGACGTGCTACATCCCTGCGCTGGGGGTTACGCGCACGTTCGTGAAGGGCGTCCTCAAGAGTGCCCCTCCGATGTCGGCGGCGTCTCGCACGATGCAGCCGACGCAGTGGGGCTTTGACTTTGAGCGCGTGCTTTAAGGAGCGAACATGGACGTCTCTAAGATTGAAGTACAAGACGGCACGACGCTGAAGAGCTTCACGATCGCGCCCATGTCGGCTTACAAGGCCGAGCAGTGGATGTACCGCGCGGCTTTTGCCATGGGGCGTAACGTTGACGACATTCAGCAGGTTTTCAGCGACAAGCCCGCGGATTTGTTGAAGACCATCCTCACGATTCCCTACGACGAGGCACGCCCTCTGCTTGACGATCTCCTTTCGTGCTGCACGCTTGTGCAGGGTAATGCGCTGCGCCGCCTCGAAGGAGAGTCCGCGTGCGCCGTCATCGAGAGCCCGTTGACGCTCACGAAGCTCAGGATTGAATCGCTTCGTCGGAATTTCGGTTTTTTCTTCGATGGCGACGTCTTGAAGTCCCTTATGCCGCAAAGTACCGAAACGCCTGCCTAAAAGTAAAGGGCGTGGCGTCCTTTGCGAATGTTCCCAAGATCTGCGGCGCGATTGTCGCCGCAGGTTTGGCCAGCATGGTCGAGCTCAAAGAAAAGTTGACGCTTGAGGAGGCCTATGAGCTCCTTGAGGTTCTAGAGCTCCGTAACTACCATTCGTGGCTCGCACAACAAAGGTTAGAGAAAGAAAATGGCTAGTGTAGTAGACAGACTCGTAATCGCCCTCGGCCTCGACAGCGAGGAACTGAACAAAGGGCTCGAGAATGCGTCCAAGGCCGTCTCTGACCTCGGCAAGCGGATGGAGGTGAGCGGCGCCAAAATCGACCAGATGGCAGCCAGAGCGTCCAAGTCGACGCTTATGCTCGGCGGAGTCTCTGATGAGGTGGCCGAGCGCGTCATGGCGATCGGTACGGCTGGGCAGAAGGCCTCGCTCATCACCGGGCGAGCCATGGATGAACTGGCCGGACGCATGGGAAAGCTCGGCACGCTTTTCAAGGAGGTAGTTGCGCCATTCGCCTCGGTCTTTGCGGGCCACCAGCTCTTTCAGAATCTTTCTCAGGTGGGCGAGAGTCTCGACATTCTGAGCGAGAGAACGGGCGTTGCCACAGACAAGATCGACGCGTGGGCGAAGGCTAATCGTGATGCCGGCGGTAGCGAGGAGGCGTTCAAAAGCGCACTTGAGTCGTGGACGGTAGACAAACGCCGCTCAGCGGATGAGTTTTTCCGCATGGGCGAGGCCGTCAAGGGCATGACCGATCAGCAGGCATCGCACTTTTTGAATGCGATGGGGCTGAGTCAGGATGCGGCCGCAGTCTTTACTAAGTTCAAGGACAGCGCGACCGATGCGGCCGAGGCATACAAGGGCGTCGCCTTCACCCCGGAACAGGCAAAAGCCGCGCGCGAGATGAACATCCGTTGGCGGCAGTTCACGGATCAGGCGCAGGCTCTCGCCAACGTGCTTGCCGTTACCGTGCTCCCGGTCGTGAACAAGGTGCTAAAGGTTATCGGCGACGGCGTTGCCTTCATCCGAGAGCACAGCCGCGCAGTCAAGCTCGTTTTGGCGGGGGTCGGGACTGTTTTGGCCGCTACTTATGGGCGGTCGATCATTCAGGCAATCACGGCCTCTTCGACGTTTTTCAAGGTGCTCAAGAGCGGTCAGGGTATCGTGGCAGCGCTCAACGCGACGATGCTCGCGAACCCCGTGGCTGTCGTAACGGCCGCTGTGGTTGCTCTCGCGCTGGCTTTCGATGATCTCTTCGCTTTCATTCGGGGCGGGAACTCGATTCTCGGCCGCTTCCTGAGCTTTATCGGCGTATCTGATAAAAGGATTCAGGCGATCCGCGAGACCTGTCAGGAATGGCTTGACGCCCTCATCAATCTCCCGGCTGAAGCCGTCAAGGCTCTCGGCGAATTGTGGGACGCGATCAAGTCAATCGGCAGCTCCTTCAAAGAAGGCGTGGCGGATTTCTTCGGCGGTGTCGGTGAGTTCTTCGCCTCCCTGCCGGATCGCGTAGCCGGTTCGATCGAGCAAACGATTGAGGCTGTTGGCGCACTGGGTGACGCTATAGGAGACGCAATTGAACGCGGGATACAGTCTGCCATTGATTGGGCGATGAGCTCGTTCAAGGTGTTGGTCGACCAACTTAGCGCGTGGATTTCTGATGCTCTCGATATTGGCGGGAAGATCAAGGGCGCGGCATCAGGCGTCGTGGACTCTGCCAAGGGCGTCATCAAGGATACTTTCGGCGGCATTGCGGACTTTTTCTCGGGGAACGATAGCGACGAGAAGGGGGCGGAAGCTCCGGTGCGGGCAAACGATCCGAAGATCGTTCGTGTCAAGTACGATGCCCCGGTTGCCTACGCCGGCATGCCCTCGCAGGAAAGTTCGTCCGACACGCTCGCTCGCTTGGGTGATGCGCTTTCGGGCTTCTTCAGTGAGACGCCTATGCAGGCAACTGTCGGGAGCTTTGCGGCGGCCAAGTCTGCGAGCGCAGGCCCGGGCGTGACGAACGACATGCAGATTCAGGTGACAAACAACATCCAGACGAACGGCGACCCCGAAGCCGTAGGTCAGGCTGTTGGTGGCGCGATGGACAATGCGTTGAGCCGTCGCAATCGCATGCTCGTAGCGGCGCAGTCAGGCGTAATTTCAAAGTGAGGGAAGGATGGCCGAAGTGTGGGCAATCGTTGATGAGAATGCGCGGCCGTTCTGCGGCTACACGGCGCTTGATGGGTTCGAGGACAACTCGACAGCCAATGTTCCGACGGAGCCGCAGGAGAACGGGGCGCTATACGCTTATGACAAGGTGCCTCAACCGTCCGAGTGTTCTGTCAGTCTGCTTTTCTCTGGTGACTATCAGGCGCAGCAGGAGGCGGTCTCTAGGCTCGAGTCCTATCGTTGCGGGACTCAGCTCTTTCGCATCCTAACGCCCTCTAAGGTGTATAGCCGCATGGCTGTCGTGTCGTACGGCTATACACGCTCGGCAACGAACGGGGCTAATGCGCTTGAGATCCATGTTGATTTCCGAGAGGTGCGCTCGGCCAAGGTCGGCGGGGCGTCGGTCGCGTGGGCGCCCAAGAGCGCCAATGCAGCGAACAAGGTGCAGACGGGACAGGCGCAAGGGAGCCTCGTTGCCGATCTCCTTTCGTGAGGAAGATGATGTTACGCATACCACTGCAGACGCTTCCCAATCAGGAGTTTTCCATCGTCCTTGATGGGCAAAACTGCGTGATCAATCTGAGGCAGATGGGCGGCTTTTTGTATCTCACGCTAACGGCTGATGAGGTCAAAATCTGCGACGCCCACATATGCCGCACGATGTCGCCCATACCCGTGTGGAATACGCCTGATTTCGCAGGCAGGCTTTTCTTTCTTGACAGCGGCGGGAAATCCGCGTCGCCTCAATACGATGCACTGGGCGAACGCTTTACGCTCAACTACGCGACGGAAGAAGAATGGCGAGCACTTACAGCCTAAAAGACATCCGCGTAACGATTACGCTTGACAAGAGCGGCGCGAACAACCAGCACACCTTTCAGGGCTTTGCTACGAACGTAGCTATCTCAAAGACCGGGGGTGTGGATTTCGCGACGGCGCAGGTTGAGATTTACGGCCTGTCGCTCGACACCATGGGGCAATTGACGACACTCGCCTTCAAGCCTCTCGGTCGTAGGTGGAATGCGATAGAGATCGCGGCCGGTGAGCAGGGGCAGGAGTTGCCTGTGATTTTTCGCGGGTGCGTCACGGTTGCATACGCCGATCTCAACGGCTCGAGCCCCGTGCTCAAGATAGAAGCGCAGGTTGGCGCATACCCGCTCCTCGAGCCCGCGTCGACTGTGAGCGTGCAGGGGTCTCAGGACGTCGGGGACTTTATCAAGTCTCAGAGTGCGCAGGCGGGGTTCGAGTATCAAAACGACGGTGTGCAGGCAACGGTTTCTGACATGACGGTCTACGGAGACCCGATCACAAAGATGAAAACGGTTGCGAATGCCGCAGGCGCGGACATCATCTTTGATGACGACAAGACGATCGTTGTGCCGAAGGACGGCGTAAGGCGTGCAGAAGGCGGCGTGCCCGTTGTCTCTGCTGACACAGGGATGATTGGGTATCCGACGTTTACGAATACGGGCATCCAATGCAGGACGTTTTTCCGTCCAGAGCTACGAGTGGCGGCGGCGGTGAGTGTGCAGACGATCGTCCCTCATGCTTCAGGCGTATGGAAGATCACTCAGCTTCAACATTCTTTGAGCGCGCACAACCCTGGGGCGAGTTCTTGGGAAACGTCCTTTGATGGCATGTGGTTAGGAGAATGAAATGTCAGAGTACGCACAGCCGCAGAACGCGTTTACATCGGGCTCACAAATCAACGTCCTGGATTTTCTGATTCGCTCGGTCATCAAGGGCATGGTCAATACCGCGATTCCCGTGCGAGTGGACACGATCACGCGTCCCGGTGATGGTGCGGGCGCTGGATACCTGAGCGCGACGCCGCTAGTCAAGATGCGAAGTGCGTCCGGCGAGGCGCTCGAGCCTGTTTCCATTCCTAAGCTCAGGTGGTTTCGGCTTCAGCACGGCACGGCCGCACTGATTTGTGACCCGAAGCCTGGGGACGTTGGTTTGGCTGTCTTCGCACAGCAAGACGTGTCGACGCTTACGGGCGGAAACGAAGCTGTTCAACCGGGTAGCTTCCGATGCTACGACATGAGCGACGGGTTCTACTTGGGCGGTTTCTGGGGGCAGACTCCGACAACTTTCGTCAGGGTCGAAGAGACTGGGGACATAACAATTACGGCACCGAAAACCGTGACGATCAATACGAACGTGGAGACGATCAACGCGAAATCATCGTGCACCGTCAACACGGCTACGGCGACGATCAATGCGAGCTCCAATTGCAAGATCGACACCCCCGAGACCCACATCACGGGCACGCTGAAGGTTGATGGAAAAATCACAGGCTCGGGCGGCCTAGCAGTCTCAGGTGGCGGCGGGGCTACGGTTTCGGGTGATGTTGTGGCAGACGGGATCAGTCTGAAGGGGCATGTTCACACCTGCCCTGACGGCACAACCAGCGCGCCAAAGTAATCTAAACAATTTTCTTTAAAGGTTCGCATATGACGCATACAGCCTACACAGCAGAGCTTTCGTCAGAGTGGGACTTACAGCTTGACGGAAACGGGAATGTCGCGATGGTTCGCGGAACTCCTGCAATCGTTCAAAACGTCTGCAACGAGGGGCGGCTTTTCTACCACGATGCCGTCTTTCGGTGGGATCAAGGGATCAAGTGGTTTTCGGACCAAATCGCTCAGCCGATACAGGAAGCCATTACAACGGAAGATTTGCGTTCGGCGGCATTGAGTGTGCCAGGCGTGCTTACGGTTGAGTCGGTTCTACTAAAAGCGCTTGATACAACAACACGTGTTTTGAGCGCTGAGGTACAGGTAACAACAGAGGGCGGCAGTTATGGCACAGCTAGAATTTAACGCGGATACTGGGGTGGTCGTCCCGACCGTTAAGGAGGTGCGAGACGACGTCGCCTCGGGCTTTCAGGAGGCCTTTAAAGTCAGTGACTCCGACCCGCTCCTAAACGTGGATTCGGCATCGCCCATGGGGCAGGTCGTGGACTTGGTGACGACTGAAGTTGCGGCTAAAAATCGTGAGGTGGCTTTCCTCGCGAACCAGCTCAATCCGAAGACCGCAACGGGGGTTTTCCTCGATGCCCTAGCCGCGCTCTATGGGCTCACTCGCAAGATTTCGGAGCCGACGGTCGTCGTCTGTACGTGTACTGGGTTGAAAGGCACTGTCATCCCCTACGGCGCGATTGTGCAGGATACGCAGGGCAATCAGCTCCGACACGCAGTGGCCGGCGGGGTGATGATTCCGGATTCTGGCAGCGTCGACACTCAGTTTTCCTGCGTGGAGCACGGTGCCATTGAGATCGGCGCAAAGACCGTGACGCAGATCGTGACGGTCATTGCGGGGTGGGATTCGGTGACGAACGCCGCTTCGGGGAACACCGGGCGAGACGAGGAACCGGACGGCGAGCTACTCAATCGCATGAAGCAGAGCTATGCGATCAATGCGAACGGGACGGTTGAGAACATGCAGTCCAATTTGTCCGCACTTGAAGGCGTTCTCGACTGTGTGGTCTTGGAAAACTATACGAACGAAACCCAAACTCAGTACGGGATATCGATCAAGGGCCACAGCGTGGCGGTCTGCATTGTCGGCGGGGATGATGACGATATTGCCCGCACGATCTTTGAGCGCAAGAGCGCGGGGTGCGGGACGGTGGGCGACACTCAGGTTACGTTCATTGACACCGAGCATTTCAACGCGTCTTATGTCTATAACATCGTCCGACCGACGGCGGTGGACTTTACCGTCAAGGTGACGTTCTTCAGCGACGACATGGACGCTGTGACGCAAGCCAATGTCAAAGCAGCGATCATCTCTGACTTCCTTGGGGAGCTCAAAAACGCCCGAGTGAAGCTCGCTACGACGGTTTACGCAAGCCGATTCTATAAGTGCATTCAGGACGTGACGGATGCCCCAATCAAAGAAATCGTCATCGGCATCTCTGGGGGCTCACAGTCCTCTAGCGTTGACGTGCCTGCGAACAAAAGCCCGACGTTGTCGGAAAAGTCAATCACGCTTGCTTTCGGGGGCTGATGATGGCAGAAACACAGACGTGGGAGGACATCCTGAGCGTTGACTGCGTTCAGAACATGGCCGACTTTGCCGACATGTCGACGGACGCGATTCAGTCCCAGTACTCGCACGCGACGCGCATCCGGCAGAGTGCATCGATGCTCAGGGACAAGATCGATGCTACAGAGTTACTCGAAAGCCTCCAGCAAACGATTGCTGACATGCGAACGGCTAAGGGGGTGTACCTTGACTGGTGGGGCACGCGCGTAGGCGTCAGCCGCTTACTGAAAGTCGGCTCGGATTTCACGCGGTTTGATGACGACTACTACCGATTCCTGTTGTTTTATCGTGCGAGGTGCAATCTTTCGAACGCAACTGCCGCAACGATGAACAACATGCTCAGTCAGTTGACGGATACCAAGGTGTTTGTAGTTGATTACCAGAATATGTCGATCAATTCGATTGTCATCATTGGGAACATTAGTGATTTGCAAGCGCAAATCCTTGAGGTGTATGGGCTTTTGAACCGTCCATCGGGCGTGCTGACGAATTTTTTGATCATTTACCCAGACGAGCAGATTTTTGGCTTTGAGGGAAGCGACTTGCTTCCCTTTGACCAAGGCGTGTTCAACCCTGGGCGAACGATCGGCATGTGACGAACAACCCAAGAAAGACAAACCCCGCAGGTGTGACGGCCTAGCGGGGTTTTTTGATGGTCACCTGTAGGAGAGGCGATCCATGAAATTTTAAACCGACGAATTCATTCATCGAGAAAAACAAACATAACGGCATGGCGACCGCCCTGCTGATAACTAGCGTAAAATCATAGGTATTACAAGGAGAAAATCATGCGTACTTATGATTTGACGGGCCAAACCTTTGGTCGATTAAAAGTTATTGGCTGGAACGGTAAAGCAAAAAAAGGAGGAACGCTGTGGCATTGTGTTTGTGAATGCGGAAATGAATGCGATGTAGAGGGTTATCGGCTGAAGAATGGGCACACGAGATCCTGTGGATGTCTTCAGTTTGAAACGCTGTACAAATATGGCGAACGGCACGGCGATGCAACAGGACAACTTTCCGAACTCTACAACCGATGGAGATCGATGAAGCGTCGATGCTATTGCTCGAGTAGCACAAATTACAAATACTACGGCGGCAGAGGAATTGAGGTCTGTTCTGAATGGAAAAACTCTTATTCAAATTTCAAACAGTGGGCGTTAGAAAACGGGTTTGAAGAGAATAAGGGCTTAACGCTGGACAGAATAGATTTCAATGGAAATTATTGTCCTGAGAATTGCCGTTGGATAACGTTTGAAGAGCAACAACGTAATAAGAGAAATAATCTAACAGTCTTGTTCCGAGGGAAAGTAATGACGGTGTCTGAGCTGTCTAAAACTCTCGGAATAGGCTATGCAACCATCAAATGGCGAATCAAGCAAGGATGGTCAGGCGAAAAACTGGCTCAACCTGTTCGAAACCATAAACCTTATATCTCTTGAACCCTTACTTAAAACTGGGAGAGGTTTTATATGTCAAATTATCCTGCTGTATTGCTTAAATATCCTATTGCCCAAAACGGCGATAGGTCAGCGGTTCCTGAAACCGCTTCCCAGGCAGGGACGGGACGAATCAGTCAAGAAGAAGGGTGGGGCATTTGGAATTCCAGACCGATCGGCGAGGGCGGAATACCGCCTAAGCGCGAGGACTTCAACTCGGTTCTCTACCTACTTTCAACTTTCATCTACTGGATGCAGCAGGGCGGCATCATGCAGTACACCGCTACGCTGGCGTATGAGCCTGGAAACGAGGTCTTAAGCGCAGGAGTGAAGTATCGCTGTCTTGTCGCCAACGGCCCGGGGACTGCCAAAGGCGTGGTCGCACCCTCTGCTGACAAAACCGTATGGAAAAACCTCGATCTCCCGAGCGTCTTGGCCGGTCAGGTTACGCCGTTCTACAACTGCAAGCTCGGCGGGTCGGACGGAAGAAGGCTAATCCCGTGGGGAAGTACCGATGCGTATGAGGCTTATGTTATCTGCGACGGCGGCAGCGATGGGCGCGGCGGGAACGTCCCCAACCTCGTCGACAAGTTTTTACTCCCGAGCACTGTTGCGAATGCAGGCAAGACTGGCGGAAGCTTGAGCCTTAAGGTGCCGGGGGTAACGGTCAACGGTACGGTAGGATCTACGGTTTTGACGGTCGAGCAGATGCCCGCGCACACGCACACAGGCAGTTCATCGACTGCGGGCGCGCATACGCACACTCGCGGCACGATGGAGATTACAGGCGCGATCCCCGTGGACGATCACAAGATCCGCTATGTCGAGGGGGCCTTT